AAGTTCTTAAAGAATAATTCTTAACACCAATTATATCATTAGCAGGATTAATTTTTTTATTAGAATCAACAGTCAAAATTTGTAGTATACCATTCATTGAATCATGCATACCACACTGATAATATAAAGTATCAGGTGCAGTTGTTGGTACTGTAAATGTTACCGTACCACTTTCTATTCCATTATTTGTTACACCTGTTGAATATAAAGTAGACGTTGACCCGTCAGCACTTAACTGATCCTTATAAGGTTCTGTCATTATCCAAAACGGATGACCTTTTGCATCTACATCAAATTTATAAGTGTTACCTCTATAAAGAGTTAACATTGGATTTCTTTCATTTTCTCTGTGAGGTAAATTCCATGCTTTTGCAGAACTACCGTCATCTGGCCATGCTTTAACTTTGTATTCTGCAACTGCATTTGTTCCTACGGAATCTATTTCAATTACATTAGGGCCTTCCGGCATCCAATAGTATTCTCTGTAATTGATTAACTTATCGTAATCTATTGCAGGGTTCCAAGAGTAAACAGTTTCTTTGTTTAATCTATCGTGGTTATCTACTTTTCCACCAAAATATTTTATTTGATTAATATAGTCATCATACGTTCCTGAAAACTTAACTTGGTCTTCTGGATTAACTGATGTTGTATCTTTGTCTGTATAAGTTACTGCAGGTTCTAATTGATATGCAAACCTATCTCTATTTGTTGCACCAATATATCTGTCTGTAATTTTTCTTGTATATGCATCTTGCCTACCAATAAATCCATCTAATCTTTCTAGTGATCCTTTTTGTACTAATGGATCTAATGTACTTGATAAAAATCTTTGGTTAGTGTCTGTTCGATAAAACGCAGGTAAGTGTTGAACAGTTCTACGTAATTCGTTGTTGCCTTGTTTAACAACTTCTTGGTTAGTTAATGCGTTAATTTCTCTGTCTGCCATTAGTATCCTGCTCCACTACTGCCGGTACTTGAACCGGATCCTGATGTAGTAGAGCCTGACACTGCTGATCCTGACGTAGTGTTTGTTGTAGCGGATGATGTACTTGTTACAACTGTACCTGATGCTTCTAATTGATTGGCACCTAATGCAGTTATAGTTGAAACATCATTAACAGTGGCCCCACTAATAAAAATTTCGTCTGCCGCGGATGCAATTTGAAACAAAGACCCAAAACTTTGTCCTGATTGGTTTGGCACGATTACAACTGTTAATAAACTAGGTGCTAATCGACCGTGTACATATGCGGCTAATTCTGTAAAATAAAATGTATCTCCAAAATCCCAATTATCTAATGCAAAGAATTCATTTATTGCTCTAATTACTCTTGTTTTAATTACAGCATCGGTTACTTTAGTATTAGGATTTTTTACAACTTTAAATGTTGCTTGTAATTCTTCATCTGCACCTGTTCCAAATAATATTTTATATTTTACTGGGTGATAAATTATTTGATCTGATAATGATTTTAATGGATTAAGTGTTCCTGAATAATTAATTCTTAATTGATCAGAAGTTGCTGGAAGTGGTTTTGCTCCGCCATCTTGTAACCATATTCTATATAAATTGTCATATGATCTTTCTAACATATAAACGTCAATAATATTTGATACTGAAGGATCAATTCTAGTTTGTTGTCCTGCATTATGTTTATATTGAAAACTTATAGTGTTTCTTCCTCGTCTAGCAATATAATCTGTAGTTGTTGATAATGTGTTTGTAGTTGAGTCATATTTCTTAATAACATCCTCTAAACCATCATAAAAATAAAATAACTGTCCATTTGAATATGTAGCACTGGATAATGTAATATCGGTTTCATTTAATGATACTACAAAATTTGTTGATGCATATGGTTTGTATCTTGCTATATTGTTATATGAAATGTATTTCTCAAAAAATACAAATTTTGTTGTTGGCGTTGTATCTGGTTCTACAATAATATCAAATATATCTGGATTATCAACTACTCCATCGTCATCGTCGTCATAAAATCCTACTTTTACTTTTCTATTATCTTGATATCCGTCTGCTTCTGTAACAGTATCTACAACTTGCCAATTAATTGGATAACCAATTGAATTTCCTGTAGAAACAACTGAATTTGTTTTTAAAACTTTTACAGTATCTTTAACAGTTTTACCTGTTTTATAATCATAAATTTTTTCTTGTCTATCGTAATGAAATTTGTTTTGTCCTGCAGATTCAAAAATATAATTTAACAATCTGTACGTAACTGTGTAAGTATTTCCATCATTAGAAAACTTAAACCACCAACTTGCATCTAAGTTAGTTCCTGCTGTTGATCCTGCATTACTTAAACTAAACACAGAACTTGCACTTAAATTAGTTGAAGTAATTACTTTCCAAGTTTCTGTATCTACATCATATCTTAAACCAAATTCTTCGTATGCTTCAATACGATCAATAATATCTGTTTTTAATGTATCTGAAAATGTTGTTGCCAAGTTTGGTATAACTGCTGATACTGTTGCACCGTTTGGTATAATATTATTAAGTGTAACTGGTCCTAATCCAGTTTCTAAATTTCCTGTGCCAGCATTTGCTCCATCAGTTACAACTGCACCTATTTTTGCCCATGATCTATCTTCAGCATTGTCGGTTCCTGCTGTTACTAAAGTATTGTTTAAAAATTCTCTTGTATCTGGAGAAGTAAATTTAACTATTGCACCTACTTTTGCATATTTAAAGTTACTAGTTGCAAAATCACCAACCATTAACGGACCACCCGATGTAAAAAATCCTGTATTAGTATTTGTACCAGTGGTTGTGGAATTCCATGTTGCTGATAATGTGCTTAAATCTTTAGTTCCATATTTAAAATAATAAAACTGTCTTGAATATGCTTCTTTTAATTTTGCCTCAACTGAATTATCTACTGATGATTTTATTACATTTCTATTTGTAAATGTAAAAGTAAATGTATTTGTAGATTCTTCTCTGTATAAAATTCCATCGTCTGCAAAAATAGAAACATTTGAATATGCTCCGGTTGGGTCTAGAATTTCTTTTGCTCTAGATATTCCTGATGCTGTTCTATTAGTAGATTTAACTTTTATAATTTCTTGAGATGCTGATAAAGGCACAACTTGATAATCTTCTGCTGTTATCATTCTATTTTGAGAATAATAAACCTGTGCCGCTTTTTCTCTAATTGAGTTGTTTGATTCTGTTTCCGCACTATTATATATAGAACTTTTTAAACTTGTTACAACTGTAAGTGTTTGTTGTCCACCGTTGGCATCTTGGTATGGTATAGTAAGTCTAACTACTTGTAAATCTGCTGGTTGAATTGAATACTTGGCATTATCACTTACTCTGTAATAAGTTCTAAATGCTCCTAATGGCAAATTAGAAAAGTTTCCATCTCCAAATACCATATCTATTTGATCATTATTTTTTGTTACAACATTATAGATATCTCTTTGAGATTTTGCTAATGAATTATATATAGCATTGTTTCCAGACAAAGAAGGAACTTGCGTCCATAATTTTGAAAGTTGTCCAAATTGATCTAATTGATATAACCATACGTCTGTATCATTTATATTGCTTACATTAATTGATTTAATATAGTTTGTTGTTGCAGTACTAACGTTAAAATCTGTATAGTGTACAGCTCCTTGCTTAAACAAAAAGAAAAATCCAGTATTGTTTGACGAATCTCCTGCTCCATCTGTTCTATATGTATAAGTTAATCCTGTACCTGAAATTGGGGGAGATTCATAAATTGATTCTGATCCAGTAATTGTAGCCGGAACAACTTCAAATTCTCTGCTTACTCCACCAATTGATTTTTGAAATTTAAAAATTGGTAGGTCTGTTTGATTAGAACTTATAGTGTAAACTTCTGTTTTAATTCCACCAATATCTCCTGATTCTCTTGGAGATCCAAATAATTGTCCTGTCTGATTAACAGCATTTAGTATAGCAATAAATTGTTCTCTATAATTTGAGTTAGCGGAATCATTCCATATTACTGTTGAGTTTGCTAAATTTGTTCCTGTTGAATCAAAAACATCTTGCGTGGTTGATATTGAATCTATTTTTAATAAACCAGTTGACGGTTTATTTCTATGAGCGTTATAATTAATTAATCTTGCTAATCTTAAAATTGAATTTCTTCTTTCTGCTGTTTCTAAAAAGTTCTCTCTAGCATTTAAGTCTACTCTAAATGAAAGTGCTTGAGCAATATAGGCAATTAAGTCAATAAGTGCAACATATTCTGAACTTTCTACAAAGTCATTAAAGTCATCTGGATAATTCTCTTGTAGATATGCAACCATTGTTCTACGAAGTGTTTCAAAGTCGTAGGATTTAAAATCTGCTTGTTGGAATGCTTGGTAAATCTTTGTCCAATCCTCAGCTACTAATAATCTATTCTGTCGTTCTGTTGTGGCCATATTGTTTTACAACAATATTTATAGAATTAATTAAGTGCGTATATTAAGATAGGCGTTCTAATGAATTTTGGTCGAACTTAAATTGTAACTTCTCAGTTATATCTAGTGGAATATACCTAATTGTAGCTTGTATGGCTATTCCATAGTCTACTTCCATTACTTGTATTTCTTCTGTAGCAAGACGTGGATCAGCATTTAAATTTGCTGTAATGTCTTCTGTTATTTGATCTTTTAATGAATCTGTAAATGGTTCAAACAAACAGTCGTATATTATTGTGCCAAACTCAGGATTCTCAACTCTTTCGCCCTTCCGTACCGACAAACGGTTTATAAGATCCTGCTTGACACACTCGAAATCATAAACCTTAAAGTTCTGCTTTTCAGCTTTTGAACTGAATCCTTTAAATGTAACTGTTTTGTTACGTAAATCTTTTATTTCTTCTGCCATTAATGCAATCTCCTAAACTGTACATCTAACTTACTATAATCTACCATATAAAATCCTGTGTTTGTCATTTGTCTTGCTTCTGGAACTTCTTGTGCCATTACACCTTGATACATTCCATCAGTATGTTTGTATTTAAACCTGTAAATATTAATACCAGACGGTGATTTGCCAACTAATTGTATATTTTCTTTTAACCGTATATCACTAAACAATTTTCCAACTACAGACGTAACAGACGATTTTAAATCGAACGATTTAAATGTATTAGCTACTTGCATTATTCGACCTGATATTGTTCCTCTCATTGATGGTGGTATATTATTTGCTGACCCTTTACTGAAAAATTTTCCTGCATTTTTTATCAAATAGCTTGTAGCCTGTGCTTTAAATTGTGGTATACTTACACTTGTAATTTGTCCTGCAGTTACTTTGTTTATAAGAAGATTACCTATATTTTCTTTTGATAAATTCTGAACAACAGTAGATACTTCATAAATTTGATTATAACTCGATGTGAACGTGTCAGATAGTTCTTTCATTTTTCCTAAATTAATATTACCTCCAGAAATATGTCCACTAAGGTCTATACCTTTTAAAACTCTATCAGCTTTGCTAAGAAGAACTTTTGAATTTGCTAATATGTTTTCTTGAATTGTCATTCCAGCAATACGTGCCTCTCTGGCATCATAAATTCCAGAATCTGTAAGTATTTTTAATTCACTACTATTAAGATTTACTTTATTTTTAAGTTTAGAAGAAATGTCGGTAAGTTTGTTTGTTACAGTTTTTGTAATTTTAAGATTTTTTATACGATCCGGAATATTAAATTCACTAATATATTTTTGTTGGTCTGCTAGAAATTGTATTTGTTTAATGTGTTCATTAGTACTGTTTCTGTTTTGCATAGCCATATATTCTAAAGTACCTGGCGTTTCTGATAATTGTTTCCATCTTACAGGATCTTGCCATTGTGAAACATTTTCAATTACGGCAGAAGGCGCTCTTTCAAAAGGTTCGTGTGTAACAAGATTTGGTACAGTTGTTTTTGTTTCTTTACTATTTGCTTCTAAAATTCCTGAGACGCTTACTGTAATATTAACATCATTCTGAGAAGTATCTGTTACTATACCTGCAGTTTCTGGAGTTAGCCATGTTGGTCCCCAAGATGAACTTGCACCTGTTGAATTAAAGTGAACTTGTGATCCTGCTAAATGAACTTGGCCACCAGCACCAATTAATTGTGTTCCGTCTGAATATGATGATATTCCGTCTCGGCCATAGTGTCTTACTGAACCTTCTCGTGCCGATCCAAAAATTCCTTTTTTACCCATCATCATTAGATAACTTTCTGAATTTATAGTTGTTTCTGCTTCTGACGTGAATGCAATTCTATTTTTGGCATGAAAATTAATATCACCACCTGAGTGTAAATCAAAGTTTCCGTCTGATCTAAGATTAAATCCGTCATTAGCATATATGTAAATTTTTCCATCGGATGACATTTCAAGCCAACTTTTTCCAGACCCGTTTGCAATATAAACACAACCTTCTGTGTCATGCAATAATAATTGGTGTCCTGATGCTGTTCTTATTCTTGTTAATTGATTTAAACCATTTTCATCTCCATCATCCATTACAAAAGAATGTCCTATACTTCTATCCACCTTTAAAGGTGATCCTTCTAAACCAATATTATGTGATTTAGAATCTGGTTTAATTGGACCAGGTGTACTAATACCAAATACTCGAGACGGTGTTTCTCTTCTTGCTGACGACGTTGTTGTTCCTCTAACTGGGTCTTTTTGTAATCCTTCTATTTTTAATTGATTTGCAAGATCAACGTTAACCGGATAATTCCAAAACTCTAAATTTTCTATAGAATCACCAGTTACTATTTTTCTATTTTTTTCAACAATAGGTAAAACATCAGTACCATAATTCATGTCTTTAGTATTAGAGGCTTTTTTATAATCCATTGGTCCAACTTCTTCTACTCCTAAACTAGATTGTTTACTTGCTCCTAACCCTGGTACCATTTGGTTAGTTAAAGGCTCTTGTATACAGCCAATCCAAAAAGAACTTTGTTGATTTTTAAGTCCTTTAGCAAATATTACTAATACGTTTGTACCTACATCGGGTGGTACTGCCCACATACCATATGAACTTTGACTTGTTGTATAACTATATGGATCATTTTTTGAAACTGACTCAAGAGGTTTTGCTCCGTAAAAAGGTGACAAATATTGACACCATATAACGTTTTCAGCATCTAGATTTTTATCAGACACATTTGACAAAGACGGTATTAATACACCTAATCTACCCATTTTCAACGGATCGATTGTATTCTTAACAATTCCAATATACGGACCTGGGTCTTTACCTGTGAGCTTTTCAGAAAACTCTTTTTGATTGTGATGTGTGTCTACAAACCCATCTCCTCTAGCTATAATTGTCATTTATTCTATTACTCCTTCCGCAACTTTTTGAAATCCTCTTTCTCTTTTCCATTCATTATCACCTAATACAACCATATCGTGGTAATCATAGTCTGCAAATTCTTCATTATTAATTATAAATGTTCCACCTTCTACAAGTGGTATATAAACAAACTCTGGTTTATCATCTATCTTAATTGACTCTGGATGGTCTTTCACAAAAATCCATTTATCTTTATATTTCATTCCATGAGATCCAGATACCTTAACATCACTAATAGAATACATATCCTCATCTAATTTTAATTTTATCATACCTAAAATTTCTTGCCCATTAATAATGTCACCTGGTTGTATATCTTTCATACATTTATCTCCAAATAATTGTTCTGGGTGGAAACAGGTTGTTTGATTTGTTTTTCTTTCCGCCGCGGCTTTTAGATCATCAATTTCTTTAAATTTTTCTTTCCAAATTGTCTCGTACTCTCCTTTTTTTACTATTTCACCTTCTGAACCTTCGCCAGATTGATTATTCAACCTTACACACGTTAATATTTGTTTAAATTCTCCATTTTGGAATTGTGAATCTACTCTTGTTACTTGATATACTCCATTAAAAAATAAAGATTCACTATATGAAAGTTGTTTTTGAAACATTACTGCTTCTCTTTCTTCAGGTTCGTCTGGTAATCTATAATTTACTTTGATTAATGGTTGATACTGTTCTACGTTAAAACAACCATATGTCTTATTATAAACACTTGGTGCCCAATACTTTCCTTCTTTAGATAATGGTGTATACATATCTTGACAAATATAAGCCGGGTCTCCTAATATTTCTAATTCAATTTTCATCATATCTGTTTGTGGATTTGTGATATAGTCATAAAACTCTTGACTTCTTTCTCCTGCTATTGTAGAAACAGTGTTTGACCCTTTTATAAGACTTGGTTCTTGTCTATATGGTAATTTTGGTTCTGGATAATCTTCAGCTCCAAAAACTTCTTCAACCGATTTTTCAAAATCTTCAGAAAATTCCTGCCACGATCCCTTTCCTGTTTCTGTTTCATAAATTGGTCTAACATTTCTAAAAAAGTAGGCGGCTTTATAATCTATTTTTAAATTTTGTACATCTACGTTATCTCCTGTGTAGATATAATCATATTGTTTTCTTACATATTTGTCCCAATTTACATTTCCAAAACTTATACCAGGTTTAATAAATTTTAAAATGTGTAATTTTGTTGGTATAGCGTAATACGTGATTGTTTTTGGGTGAACTTTTCTAATCTTATCAAACCGGCTAGGATCTGGTACTACGTTAGACTTAATCATAAACCAATCAATATATTGATCTGCTTCTAAGTCTGCTTTAAATTGTTCTTTATCTTTTAAGTATCTCAGTATTTGATCTCTGTCAGTAACTGGAGATCCTGCTTTATCAGTTAATTTATTGGCTCCATATGTATACCAAAATGCATCAACCAACCATTGATATCCAACAAGAGATCTTATAGCATCTTCAAAAAACTTAGGCAAAGATCCTCTAAAATCAATTCCTCCTTCAGCAGTATTGATTATTGCTTTTGGCGGACCTTCACCTCTGAAGAAATTATGCCATGCCGCAGTTTCTTCTGTTCTTGTTGTTTGTAATGGAGCAAAATATTTGTCACCAAATTTTATTATTTCATCAGCTATTTGGAATCTATATACATCATTAAGTTCTCTAACTTTTTCTCTTTTTTCATCTTCCATTTGCGTGAATAGTACTTTTTCTACTTGATATACCCAAGTTCCTCGTTTCTCTCTAGTCGTAAAATTATCCCAATTATACTTCTTCCCAACACCGGGTGCTCTTTGGAGTCCAGGAGGGCCTATCGATATTGGTTCCGCATAAATTTTTTCTGACAGATTACTAGCACTAACTTTTACTGCTTTTCTTGGAAACTTAAATCTGTCGTCGTGTCCCATATCTCCGTATGGTACTGCTATGGCTGTGTATCTAGCACCACCTTGGTCTACTTCAAATTGTACTCTGCTAATATAGATAGGAATTTTTCTTAGTAATCCTTGGCTGTGTATTCCAGCACCTGGGCCGGTATTTCCTATAACTTTGCCGTTCTCGTCTGTTCCTTTCCATTCCATTGTTAATAGAAAAGGTGCATCTTGATAGTCTGTCCATCCGTTTACAAACGCAGATCCTCTCAATTTTTCAATAAGTGTTACTCCAAAAGGC